ACACATTTTTTTATTTTAATAGCAATATTTATTGGTTATGGTAATAATAACGAATGAAGATACTTGTTGTTGATTTAGAAACAACTGGTTTCTATCAGAATTCAGATGCTATTGTTGAAATAGGTATAGCACTTGTTGATACGGTAACAAAAAAAATAGAGCTAGTGTTTGATAATGTGGTTAAAGACAAAAAATTTAACGCTAAAAGACATAAAAACTCATGGATATTTCAGAATACTAATCTTAAGGTTGAAGATGTTGAAAATGCAAACCCACTTGATGATTATTTTGATAAAATACAAGATTTATTTGATACTTATAAAATGACAGCTTATAATAAGTCATTCGATATTAGATTTCTTACAGCTGCTGGGTTTAAGGTGAACGATATTAAGTGTCTTATGCAAACAGCTAAACAATATTCAACATATAAAGATAAAAACGGTAAACAAAAGACACCATCTGTTGAAGAAATATATAATCAATTTTTCATGTCTAATGGTGAGGTTTATATCGAAGAACATAGAGCTGGTGCCGATGCTATAGATGAAGCTAAGATACTACTTCATATGGTCGATATTAAGGGTTCTAAGACACTTATTGAAGATAATAGCACTAAGATACCAAAAGTAGATAAAAACTCGCCAGAGAAGAAGTTTCGCTCAAAATATAAAGCATTAGGACCAGATGATAAACTCCCATTTGGGAAGTTTAAGAATAAGACTTTTTCTGAGGTTGTAAAAGAAAATCCAAAATATATTAGTTGGTGTTTAGAGAAGGTTAATGGTTTTGAAATAACTGAAGATGCAAAAAAATTGATTATCAAAAAAAATGGTAAAATTTTTAGAAATAATAAAAAAAAATAGTACCTTTGTGGAATGAAGAAAAAATAAAAAGAATTATATGAAAAATTGTTTAAACGTAAAAATAAGTCGCCCCTCTCAAGTATTAATTATCATGAGAGGGGTGCCGTAAATATCAGGAAGTGGAAAAAGTACAAAGGCTAAATCCATTGTAGGTAGTGGTAAAATCCATTCAACTGATGAAGTTATTGAGGCATCTGGGAATTATGGAGAATTTTTCGCTAAAATGATTGCTGTTCAAGCTGCTGAAACTGCTAAAAAAGAAGCAGCTAAAAAAGCTGGTGAAGAATATGTTTCAAAAGTAAATGCATTTGCACCATTAAGCAAAGCACATGCTGTAAACTTAAAAAACGCTATTAAATCAATGAAAGATGGTATTAGTCCAGTTATTTTTGATAATACTAATATAACTAAAAGTGAAGCAAAACCAGTAATTGTTGCTGCGTTAAGACTTGGATACGCAGATTGTAATATTAAGATTGTTGACGTTGGTACTGGTGGTTTAGATGCTAAAGGGTTAGCTGAAAGAAACACACATGGTGTGCCATTAGATAAGATAGAAAAAATGATGAAGGCTCATAAATCAGTAGGTGAATTAACACTTAAGGGAATATTAGCGGCTAAAGATAGATACAAACAATCGGATGTTAGTTATTCTGGTGTTATATTAGACCAAGCGTCTAAGAATCTTATATTAGAATGTTTTGGTATTTGGGTACCAAATGGTTGGACTGTGATTACACACCATATGACGATTAATCTCGGTCCGTTGAAAGATAAGACAGATATTGGTAAAGAGGTAACGTTAACAGTCGTTGGCTTAGGCCTATCTGATATGGCTATAGCTGCAAAGGTTGAAGGGTATCCAAGTAAGAATACAATACCACACATCACTATTGCAATTAATCCAGAAGGTGGTTCGGCTAAGATGAGTAATAACATAACAAAGTGGAAAGATGTTAAGCATTTTTTTGTAAATGGTGTTGTTACTGAAATAGGTTATAATGTGAAGAAATAAATTAGAAATGGTTATATAAAAATTATAAAATATGGATAAAAGAACAGACAGACGATTAGAAATTAGCTCAAAGTTAATTGAAATGGGAAATGCCTTAATAATTGAAGGAAAAGAAAATAAAGATTTTGCTATATCACACACTGGTAGTTTTTTAGCTTTTATCAGTACCTTAATGTTCGATGAATCAGATGCACGTTTATTTGGAGAGATATGTTGTATGTTTTCCGCTAAAAAGATGTTGCAAAACTTAGAAAGTAATAATAATGGGTTACTTGAACAATTAACTCAAATGAACATCGAAGAGTCTTTTGAAGATTTTATTAAGAGAATAAATAAAATTAGGGAAGACGATATTAATAGTGAAGAAAAATAATTTTCTTAAAACACACTAACTCAAAAAAATATTAAAAAGGTAAATTTTCTTTAAAATAATTTGATAATGTCATTTTAATTTCATACCTTTGTATTCTGAATAAAAAAGAATATAAAAATGGAACTAGCTATTGTAAAATACATAAAAGCACATGGTGTTGAGAAAACTATCTTAGATTTTAAATTAAAAACTAGGGTATATTCTGATAAAATTTTGTTTAAATATGACCAGTTAGTATCACCAGCACTTATGGCTTTACCAGAAATGCAAGATTGTCGTGGAATTA